GAGCCCTAATGTCGTATTTTTATAGACGAAATAGCCGAAAATCACCAGTAAAAAGGCGGTAGTGGGAATAATGACCGAAATCACATCGTAAAACAAGACATAACACGACACTGATATACGAGTAATGGGCGTAATAAACTCGATGAAATTGACGTGGCTCATATTGACATTATTTATAGTAAGAATGATTTTCAGGATTTCGTGTTTTATCCACTGCATCATTTTCATCAAAATATGGTTTTGGTATGTCTTGTAGACGTAATAAATCGCCAAGAAGGCGAGTGACAACATGATGAAATACTTGTAATTCGTTACGGCGGAATAGACATCCCCCTTTTCGATGGCCCCAATGATTTTCGCCGTAATGAGCGAAATGCCGTTGGTCTGGAAAAGGGTGATTACCAAAGATAGGACGATAATAATGAGTGTATTGTATTTCTCCTCATAAAAAAACTGCTCGAGAAGATAATGTACAATATTCATAAATAGGTTATATCTTATCGAAATATTTTATAAGCGATGATAATAATATAAACCCTTGAATTCTAGTATTGTAAATGCAACATTGTAATACATTTATATCTAAATATAAACCGTACTATATCGACCAATTCTGCGCAGAGGCCAAATTCAAAAGCGTCTTGAAAACCCTCTTCGAACTGGACGACCTCAATATTCTCTTTGTCGGTAATCCGGGGACGGGGAAGACGACACTGTTATATGCAATCATTCGCGAGTATTATGGCCTCACAAAGACACAACCCATCCCCGAAACCAATATACTCTTGGTGAATAATCTCAAAGAACACGGTGTCAATTATTATCGAAATGACATGAAGACGTTTTCGCAATCCCGGTGCAGTATCCATGGCAAGAAAAAGATGATTATCATCGACGACATTGACCTCATTAATCAACAGAGTCAGCAGGTTTTTCGAAACTATATCGACAAATACAAACACAATGTGAATTTCATATCGGTATGCAGTAATATACAAAAAGTAATCGAGAGTCTGCAATCCAGAGTTCATATATTACAGGTGAAACCGCCACCCAAAGAGAATACGGGGGAGATTATGGAGCGGATTATTGCGACCGAGGGAATCGCAATTGACCAAGAATCGCGAGCCTATATCCTTAAATTCACCAATTATTCAATACGTAATATAATCAATATATTGGAGAAAATACACATCTTAGGAATGACCGTAGATATAGAGCTGTGTCGGAATCTGTGCTCCGACCTCTCCATCAATCAATTCGAGCAATATATTGGGCTCTTGCGTGACGGCGAATTTACCCGGGCAATACAATTATTGTATTTTATCCACGATTATGGCTATTCCGTCATCGACATTTTCGACTACTTTTTCGCCTTTGTGAAAAAGACGGAGTTATTGTCGGAAACGGAGAAATATCAAATCATCCCCTTTTTATGCAAATATATAACGATTTTCAATAATACACACGAGGATATTATCGAACTGGCGCTTTTCACACGGGATTTATATGTGGACGTCTTCCGACACTCATGTTAGATGGTTTCCAATCGGAATTTTGCATCATATTCACCCTATAAAATACAGAAATGGTCATTGTAGTCAATAATATTACCCCTAAAATAATACACTGAAATTATAGGTTTTAATCCGCATATAATATTATCCCATATTTATAATTATCCACAATATATAAAGTGCTATATGTTGAACCAAATATTCAAGAAAAACGTCCCCATTGCCCTATTATTCGAACTCTTGGAAAAAATATCGGTGAAAACCGACAAATATTATTTAGTCGATATTAATGCCTACAAGAAAATGCTATATCATCATTATTACGACGATTTTTGCGAGCAGATGATGGAATATTATCACGTGTCGAAGCAAGTATATTTGACCCGTAAATTGACCTATAATTCATTCACCAATGTCATTCGACAAATATGCAAGAGCAATAATGTGATGTTCACCTCCAATATCAAATACAATAAATCGCTATATAATATCCAATATCTGATTTATCACATTGAATAATGCGAATCGGGTTTTCGCCGTTTTACTCAACGACATAATATTCGTCTTATATATATCTACTATGTTCGATAAAAAGAATATTCAACATTATGTCTTCGCATTTGGGCTCATATTATTAGCCAGTTATTTCGGAAAGAGTTTTATGAAGGCAATGGATGACAAAGGCGACGATTACGAAATGATACGGAAATATCTCTTGAATGAGTCGCCACTATATGGTTATAACCGCCCCAAACTCTGGATTCATTCCAAATACGAGCTGAATGCGCGGAAATGGAAGAGTTTCCAGTCGCGGGGCTCCAACGACCTGAACCAGCCCTATCTCCATTTGACGATAAAAACCATCATCAATCATTGCGGACAAGATTTCAATGTATGTTTAATCGACGATGAATCATTTAGCCATTTAATACCTAATTGGGATATTAAAATCCCGGAGGCGGCCGAGCCCATGAAGACACACTATCGCGAGCTCGCTTTAGTGCAACTATTGCGTATTTACGGCGGAATGGTGGTGCCGAATTCCTTTGTCTGCAGTCGCAATTTGATTGAACTATATCATTTAGGGGTGGAGACGAAATGCCCCTTTGTCTGCGAAAATATCAATCATTCGATGAGTACGGGAAAGCAGAATGCACGGATGCTGTTTGCACCCGATGCCTTTTTCATGGGTTGCGAGAAGAACGACCCCGTCATTGGAGATTTAGTCGAATATTTGAAACGCCGGAATCTGAACCCCCATTTCAGTAGTGAAGTCGAATTCTTTGGCCAAACCTCGCAATGGTTCGTCGAACGGGCGAAAGAGGGCCGGGTCAAAATCGTGGGTGGCGACATGATTGGCTTAAAAACCCGGAAGAATAAACCGGTCATGTTGGAGGATTTATTGGGTGAGGAATCGCTCGATATTACACCGAGCGCTTATGGAATTTATATCCCATCCGAGGAAATTCTTAGTCGGACCAAATACCAATGGTTCGCCGCTTTACCCGAAGAAGACATACTAAATACGACCGCGGTTGTAGTAAAATATATCAAGGCATCTATCGTAGATACTTCGGGTGAATATCCGCGTCAACCGGACAGCAAATCCAATAGCAGTATTATTCGCAGCGTTATTTCCATATAAACATTTAGACATAAAATTGAATGGATTTATTGACGACGGGTTTATTGCACAACCGTCGTCAATACAATATGTCAAAGAGTTACTTATACAATGGAAATATTGAGGTGTGGTCGAATGATAAGACTATTACATCCCAACTACACCTTATTTTGAAAGCGCCTAAATTTATCAACTATATGGAACGTTTGGAGAACGAGGACGTATTGGACGTCTCCTCTGTGCGCATCGATGCGGTCAAATGGTTCTGCAATCCGGCGAAACCTGACCCTACCAAGCTCGGATTTCTCTATATGGAACTCGTCGCAGTCGATAAACGCAATAATATTGCCGTTCCCGGTGTCGTCTTCTTGCGCGGTGATGCAGTGGCGGTCTATATTCGCGTCGAGGTCGACGGCGTTGAATACGTTATTCTGACAAAACAGGTTCGCGCCCCTTTAGGCGAAGACATCTTAGAAATTCCGGCGGGAATGATGGATGCATCGTCGAATTTCGCGGGCGTGGCAATGAAAGAGTTGTCCGAAGAGACGGGTTTAACCCCACCCAATATTGACGATTTGATTCCTTTAGGCGTTCCAATTATCCCGAGTGGTGGCGGATGTGACGAACGAATCCAACTATATTACTGGAAAACGACCATGACAGGTGAAACGAAAGAGCGAATGAAGTCGCGCATTTTCGGTGCGGCCGATGAGAATGAGAGTATTCAACTTGTCTTCGTCGAAGCCGATGAATACGAAGACCAACTATTGGAAATGGGCGACGTCAAGGCAATTTGCGCGCACCAGTTTGCAAAACTAATGGGGCTGATTCGATATACAGACTTTGAGTCGGAATCGTCGATGGACTACGTGCCTTCGGACCATTTCGAGGATGCAATGGACGAACTACCAGTGTCCTTACCTGACATGTTTCCACAAACATTCCAAGATTGGTTTCTCGTCGTCGGTCTGTATCTCATTGCACCCGTCTTGATATTGAAATTGGTTTCCTTTATACAACCCGTTTAACCTGACCACCCATATTCGCCATATTTGTTAGATAATAGGCTTAAACATAGGCTTGGGCCCGGGCACGGGCCCGTCTCGAAGTAAATTATATATATTTTTTATGTGTATAAATACAATCCTATATGAACTATATTCGCATTCATGATACTGAACTTCGAGCTCGTCGTCGCCCATGATATTCGCAATGTTATTGGAAAAGACGGTAAAATGCCGTGGCAAGTACCCGAAGATTTAGCCCGTTTTCGACGGTTGACGACGGACCATATAGTCGTAATGGGTCGAAAAACATACGACAGTCTACCTAAAAATAATCGACCATTGTCAAATCGCCTAAATATAGTTATTACGCGGTCCGCCCATTTAGCAGTTCCCGAGGGGGTCGTTTGTACCGATATGGAAAATGCAGTCAATACTATAGTCAATATACAAAACAAAACGGGAAAACGCGTCTTTATTATTGGTGGCGGCGAAATCTATTCCCATCTTGGTCGATATTGCCATATTATGCATATTACTAAGATGTTGGTGGATTCGACCGATACATCCCACGATTCATCCTATACAACCTTTGATTGCAATTTAGACGAATATGTAATAACCAATCAGACGCCGGTTTATAAATCGATGAAAACGGACATACCCTTCCAATATATCACGTATCAGCACATCGATATATAAATATTTAGGGGTTTCAATATAAATACAAATAAACATATATTCCTAAATATGTTTATTTTTGTCGCATCGAACACGGCCACTATTGCGGACCCTCCCTATAATGGCGATGACAAGGACAATATACATTTGATTATGCAATACTTTATTCATCCGGATACGAGACGGGCGAGTGAAATTCGCGAATGCTTTAGGCAAAATATATTAAACCCCCATATTACTAAGATTCATCTATTGGGTGAGCGCATATATACCGACGCCGAATTGGGTGGACCGGCCTCGAAGAGCGAAAAGGTGGTGCAGGTAAACATCGGCCGCCGCCTCCGATATTCCGATTTCTTCAAATATGTTCGAACTGCTGACCTAAAAGGGTTCCAAATCTTAGTGAATTCGGATATTTTCTTCAATGCCACCCTCGGCAATTTGAAAAGTTCGGACCTACCACTGGCGAAAAAAATGATGGCTATTCTAAGATTGGAATATAATGCGGCCGAAGTAGATAAATCGCCCATCTTAGGACCACGCGCCGATTCCCAAGATACGTGGATTTTCCATTCGAATTTTCCCCTTGCCGAATCTTGGGAAAAGCATTTCCAATTCGAATTGGGTAAACCGGGATGCGATAATAAACTCATCTATTTACTCTTTGTCTTAGGATATGAAATAGTCAATGACCCCGTTTTCATAAATACATACCATTATCATACAACCAATATCCGGGATTATACGCGCAAAGATAAAATACCCGACCCCTATCTTTTTGTAAAACCCGCTATAATACAATATACGGATATATGGGAAACCCCCGGCGAACAAGTCCGAATGGACGACAATCGCCTACTCTTCGATTATGTATCGGAAAAAATGGCTAAATCCGAACCATTTGTCATTCCCAGAATTTCATGTATAGAGACGAATTTCGCCGTTTATATGAGACTATTGCATATGCCAATTGACTACTCGGTCAAGCAGCAAATCGCGGAGTATGTGAATAGTCCCAAAACTATCAGAACTATGAAGAATAATGCAGGTATATTAATATCGAGCTCCGTATCGTCAAAACAGTATTCCGACCAGTATTTAAAGGCGTTTGAGAACTGCGAAATCTATGGAGGATGGAATAAAACTGGTCACGTTTATCAATGCGGTATTCAAATCGCCCAAGATTTTATCGAGAATTCGAATGCGAACAAGCGGATGTTCTGGGCGTTTGCCTTTGATATTTTCCACTATATCTATTCGCAGCCATGGACTCTTGCTCTCCGGGGTAAGCGGATATTGTTAGTCAGTGCGTTCGAAGAAACGCTCTTGGAGAAAATTCCCATACGTGAAAAGATTTATGGCATCGACCTTTTTCCCGAATGCACGTTTTTGACCATTCGGCCGCCGCAGACCCAGGGGTCTGAGCAATCCATGGGTTTCGGTGTAGAATTGATGCGTTTTTATGAACGTCTCGATGCTTTATCGGGGCAATACGATGTCGCTTTGGTGTCGTGCGGTGGCTACGGCGCCTTAGTATGCAATCATATATATGAAAAAGGGGGGTCGGCCATTTATGTGGGCGGTGTCCTGCAAATGTATTTCGGCATCTTGGGAAATCGGTGGTTGGTCGAGCGCCCCGACATTGTCCGAATGTTCCTAAATGAACATTGGTCGAGGCCGAAAGTCTCGGAAAAACCGAAGAATTGCGAGAATATTGAGCGGGCATGTTATTGGTAATATGGCCTCTTATTTCGTTTGAATGATTTTTTGCCTTTTTTTGGTTTTTTTCTTTTTGTTATTTTCTTACTTTTTCTCCCACCTCTCCGAACACCCTTTTTCTTCTTACATTTTACTCCCGTTAAATATGCACTTAATATATCTATTGATGGTTCCCCATACTCAACAGATAATTCGGTTACTCGAGCAATTATTCCTTCATAAATGGGCTCTGTATACGTATCATAAAATGTCCCATATGAAGATTCAAATTCTTTGAATCCATTATCTATTGTTTGTTGTAATTGTTTTAAATGTGCAGAATAGGCTGCTTTTCTAACAGCAGTTGCCGACATTGATGTACCTAAACTTTCGACTGGGTCAATTCCTATAGTGGTTGCGGTAATTGCAATAGGCTTCTCTTCGCCTATTATTTGCCTAACTCCACCTATTGCAAATTTTTTTATAAAATCTAATTTACTTGTATCTTCATCTTTACCCCCTGCAACATGATATATATTTATTTCAGATACAGCAGACCATTGTTCACTGGACCATTGTTTACTGAATAGTTGTCCTGATATATGTTCTTGTACTTGTTTCGCAGGACTATTCATTTCTAAGATTTCAAAACTACCTTGAACCTCCGACAACTTACTTGCAATAAAATGACTCTTTAATTCAAACGATATAGGATTATCTAACGGGTTTCCATGCTGAGGCCCACTTCCAAGCAATATCAATGCTACTGTACCTGCTACTGTACCCTTTTTTTGAGCCAATCTTACCATTGTTTCCAATGCAAAAATATGTCCAGCATGTGGTGGATTCGCTCTTCCAATAAAATAATAAAAATTTATAGAAGATGAGTTTCCAGTAGGTTTAGGTGATTTTACGGGTGTATATGAAACGCCTATTATTTCTATTTTTGCACGAGGACTAGATGGCAATATCGATGTTTCTACAATTTTTACGTTTACTTCAGCATCTCCTGTATGCCCTATGTCTAATTCATTATCGTCAAATACTTCAGCATCTCCTGTATGCCCTATGTCTAATTCATTATCGTCAAATACTTCAATACAATCATCTGGATGCTGTAGAAAAAGGGCCATCTATATATTAACTATACATTACTATAGTGACGGCGACACTAAATGCTCCGGTAATATGCGGGGTACAGGCACCACTTCTACATTCGCCGGCATGCCCACTATATCAATATATTGCACTAAATCTTGACATATTAATAATCGAAAATAACAATCGGCATTGTTGACCGTACATTGTTTCGTCCATCGGTCTAATACTAAGATTTCATTGAGCGATTTGGCGCGATTAATTACACCATTGTATTTGGGAGCCCGTTTCCCCGGTTTCCCCGATGGGCATTTAATACGCCATTCGCAAGACAATGCATTGACGTGGTCCGGGAAGCCCGATAAGAGGGCGTATATTTCCCATGCTCCGCCTTTACCGTGGGTCGCCTTTGCACCCCCCGATATTTCCTCATTGTGTTGGCGTAATCGCCTAAAAGGGTCGTTCGTCGAACCGTTATATGTGCAATTTCGGTATTGGGGTAAGCGATTTCTTAGAATATAACAATACCATTGGTTTTCTTTGGTCTCAGTCGAATACTCCATCTTATGCTATACCTATACCCTCTAAATAATTATGTAATAGATATAAATATTTCGCGCGTATTATAGTAACCCAGTAATAATGTCTCTTATAATCAACACCGCATGGCATCATGCTTTACCCCTTGTAGCCATTATCGGATACTTGAATTACCCCAAAGAATGGCGTTTATCGCCCACTATATTACACCCCCTTAGTGTCGCCCATAATGGAACACTCATCGCATTTAGTGCGGGCACCTTTATTACGCTAGTCGAAATCCTATACAAACATGGTCTCGTATTCGAGCACGCCTATTATTTCCGGGACCCCCTATTCGACCGCGTCATTTTCTTCTTTTATCTGTCCAAGTATTACGAATTTTTCGATACTTTTCTGATTTATTTATCAGGAAAGAAGCCGATTTTCTTGCAGCAATACCATCACGTGGGTGCGGTCATTAGTTGGCATCTGATGTGGTATTACCGTGTGGATATGGTGTGGATGGCGTCTTTGCTCAACTCATTCGTCCACACCATCATGTATTCGTATTATATGTGTACATTGTATAAAATCCATTGGATAAGGGTCTTCAAACAATGTATTACATCGTTGCAGTTTGTCCAGTTTTTCCTATTGTATAGTAATTATTATTTGTATTACCCGCCAGTGGAGACGTGGTTCAACTATCTAATTGTGGTGTTTTTTTCATTATATGGTATAGGGATTATATCTCTGTTTGGATTGTTTTATTATAAAGAATATGTGACACCTCGCAAGGTGAAATAATGGGCTCGGGTAAGACTACTACTTTCTTTGTGCGTCTTCGTTTTTGTTTATTTTTGCGGACTTTCGAATGCTTTTTTGAGGGATTTCGTTTGGTTCTTTGTTTTTTGTGGGGTTTCGAGCGCCGTTTTGAACCTCCTCCATAGGGGCGATCGTTCCAATATTGGTTTTTTTTCCGTGCTGTTTCACTTGTACTAGCTTTTCCACTTGTACTAGCTTTTCCACTTGTACTAGCTTTTCCACTTGTACTAGCTTTTCCACTTGTACTAGCTTTTCCAAGTGTACTAAAAACAGTTAAAGGCCCAAAAGACTCAGTTAAAGGCACAAGTGGTTTACTAGGATATATGAAACTTAGCCAAACTTGATTACTACCTACAATTCTTTTTAGAGAATCAATATCTATTATTTTTCCATTTGAGTCTCTAATCCATAATCTTGCATTACGATATATTCCTAGTATGGTGTGATTTCCGATATGTTCTCCATCTTTAAAAACTGGATAAGTTATAGTACATGCAATATCATTCCCATTTCCAGCATTATACCCTTGCAATAGTTTTAGTGTTGTATCAATATTACCATTTATCGCGTTGACCTCGTAATTTTTTTTATGTATTGTATTCAAACGGCAAGCATGGTCGACAATAGTAAATAGTTGGGTTAATTTTGTTTTTATATCTTCAAAATTACTTGTAGAAACAGTAGAAACATCAAATCCAGAAAGTTTTAATGCGCTCTTAACCTCTTCAGTTAATAGTGAAGTATTGGATAATGCAGTAAAAAAATCTACAGCACTTACTTCACCCCAAGCACCTCTCCAAATAAAATTTTTTAATTCTTCTCCACTATCCAAGTATTCAACAAAACAACGCATCAATCTAGATGCACTTGCTAAATATAAATTTGTTCGGCCATTATATTGAGCGTCTTTCGCAGCTATACTTCTAAATATAAAAAATAAAAATGAAAAAAATAGTTTATATTCACCATTTGTATCATCTATACATATTTCACAAACCTTATATATTTCGGATTGTGACATATGCATTGGTAAATCGTCAATCTTTACTGCACGTGCAAAAGAAACACCCATTTTTTGCAACAATGTCATTATTACAAGTGTAACTGAAATAATTGAACATGAGTCATCTGTTTGTTTTACAATAGGTATTGAAATCTGTCTACATACAACTTGTGGTTGTCCAGGCATATAACAAATATACATAATATTGACAAATAAAGCACAGTTACTCACATCCGCCTCTTCGATTTTGTCTTTCTCGACCCTTTTTTCCCCCCCTTTTTGTTCCCTTTTTTTCCTAAAGTTCGTCTACGCGAAGTATATAATACGTTTTTTCTAAGACCAGTATTATCCATAAAATAATTACTCGTTTTTTGGAACCGCTCTTCACTCGTATTGCCATCCGGTCCGTTTGTTTCTTTGTGCTCATATGTTACAATACTATTGGGGTTAATAGTGGTGCTCCGAGAATCCATCTTCGGTTTCAATGAAATATCGAGCGCAATAGGGCGCTTTACGCCTTTTTCCCTTCTCAATTTGTCTTTAATGCGCGCACTAATCGTACGCATTGTATCGTCCGACTGCAATGAAATGGTTTCATTGATTTTGGTCCGTTTACCACGTTTATCTAAATAACTTCCCGAAACCTTGTATGGTCGGTTCGATTGGGTGGATGGCGACATTGTCGTAAATAAAGCCATTTATCGAAAATATTATATAGTTTAGTCATATAATATTTTATTTATTGGGTTATGGTGTCGGTATTGGTGCAGTTTACTTCTTATACTTGCCCACCGTCCGGCTCTTTTTCGACCCCCTTCGCTTCTTAGTATCGCGCTTCACGAAGCCGAACTTGCCCTTCTCCGCGTAATAGCCATACTTCTGCAGACGTTTCTCCTTCTTAGCAGTGCCGTGCTTCTTCGCCGAGACAATGCGTCCCCACTTGTTCATCACCAAATGGGAGCGGGTCAAGTTGCCCGACGTCTTGTACGCGGTCTTATTCCAGACCTGTTGTCTGGAACCAAATAATTCCTTATAAGAATGTCCATGTAGATGGAAATTTCCGTCGGCACCTCTCACTGGTCGTTTCATTTTCTATATAATACTATACAGAATTTATTACCGGAAAATATTGCCGATGAAATGACTAAATAGAAGTCGGGCATTTTACACAGACGCCCCCCCGTTTTACTCTTTTGTGGACGGCTCTAACATGTTGCACCTTTGTAAGACGAACTATTGACATTGTTTGTCGGTGGATTAATCGAATTCATCAGTGCTTCAACATATTGCGGATAAAAAACGCGCTGTCCCGATGCATTATTCACATACTTTGAATATCGCATGGCCTTACTCATAGTGGGGTCGTTTCCCCCCGTTTTCAGCAATTTATAGTTTATCAGTTTTTGGTTATTCTGGTAATTACAATAGGTGGTGAGATTGTTCATGTTCCGCATTTTATATATTACTGCTATATCGTTATTTCCCATAAAATTGATGGGGTGAATTGACATAAATATAACATCACAAACAGCATATACAAACTATAATGAGTGCACCACTTACGAATAAACCAATTGGACAAGGCACAAGTGCCGGGCAAGGCGCTGTCGCTGGTCAAGGCACAAGTGCCGGGCAAGGCGCTGTCGCTGGTCAAGGCACAAGTGCCGGGCAAGGCGCTTCTAACTTGTCAACGCAATATCAGAAAAAGACCGATAAAGAGCACATCCTCGACAATCCCGACACCTATATCGGCTCCGTCAATGTGGTCGATGCGAATCTATATGTCTTCGACGACGAAACCAGCTCAATTCGCCTAAAAAACATCGAATACATCCCCGGACTATACAAACTCTTCGATGAGGGTATAGTCAATGCGCGCGATCACGTTATTCGCATGATTCAGTCGTCCGCTCCCGATAAAAAAAACGTCACATACATCGAGACCGACATTGGCGCCGATGGCTTAATTACGTTCACCAATGACGGCAATGGCGTCGATGTTGCTAAACATCCGGAATACGACGTCTGGATTCCGGAAATGGTATTCGGTCAATTGCGGACGTCGACCAACTACGCCAAAGACGAGAAGCGCATTGTCGGCGGTAAAAACGGGTTCGGATTCAAACTCGTACTCATCTGGTCCACCTATGGTCGCGTCGAAACGGTCGACCATATCCGCGGACTCAAGTATGTGCAGGAATTCCGCTCCAATTTGGACACGATTTGTCCCCCCACAATTACCAAGGTGAAATCGACTAAACCCTATACCAAGGTCTCATTCATGCCCGATTATGCCCGATTACAAATAGGGGGTCTGAGCCCCGACATGCTCGGATTGTTGAAAAAGCGCGTCTATGACATCGCCGCCGTGTCCGACCATTCCGCGAAGAAAATCCGCGTGGGCTACAATGGGGTCACCGTTCCCGTGAAGAATTTCCAGCAATACATTGACCTGTATATTGGCCCAAAAGAGGACGCGAAACGCGCCTATGAGAGTCCGAGCGACCGGTGGGAATACGCCGTCGCTATTTCCGCGACCCATCAGTTCGAGCAAGTGTCGTTCGTCAATGGTATATGCACATTCAAAGGGGGCAAGCACGTCGATTACATCCTCGGGCAAATTGTCCGCAAAGTGTGCGATTATATCGAGAAAAAGAAGAAAGTGAAGGTCGCACCCAATACCATCAAGGAGCAGCTCATTCTGTTCGTCCGATGCGATATTGAGAACCCCGCATTCGACAGTCAGACGAAGGACTTTATGAACACCCCCTCGGCCAAATTCGGCTCGACCGCCACCGTGACCGACGCCTTTATTGAAAAGGTGGCGAAGATGGGCGTCATGGATATGGCGTGCTCCCTCAGTGAGGCGAAAGAGGCGCGTTTAGCGAAAAAGACCGACGGCGCAAAGACAAAGACGATTCGCGGTATTGCCAACTTCATCGACGCCAACCACGGCGGCACGGCGCAATCCGGTGACTGCATTCTGATTTTATGTGAAGGATTATCGGCCATGTCCGGCATTGTCTCCGGACTTTCGAGCTCCGACCGCAATACCATCGGCATTTACCCCCTCAAGGGAAAATTGCTAAATGTCCGTGGGGAGCAGGTCGCCAAAGTCTCGGCCAACAAGGAAATCACCGATTTGAAGAAAATCCTCGGTTTAGAAAACGGACGGGAATACAAGACACTCGAGGAAGTCCGCGCGTCTCTCCGATACGGTAAAATAATGATTATGACGGACCAGGATTTGGACGGCTCGCATATCAAGGGTCTCTGTATCAACCTCTTTCACAGTGAGTGGGCGAATCTGACGCGCATACCCGGATTCCTCTCGTTCATGAATACCCCCATTCTCCGGGCAAAAAAGGGGTCCGCCGTCCAACACTTTTACAATGAGGGTGAATACGCTAAATGGAAGGACTCCATGACGGCAAAAGAATTGGACGCCTGGACCATCAAGTATTTCAAGGGATTAGGGACGTCCACTGCGACCGAATTCAAAGAATACTTTGCCGATAAGAAAATCGTGGATTTTGTATATGACGGCTCCGCCTGCGACGATAAAATCGACCTTCTCTTTAATAAGAAGCGCGCCGATGACCGCAAGGGCTGGCTCGAAGCCTACGACAAAACGGCCTTCTTAGACACCGCGCATAAAACCGTCAAATACACCGAATTCTTCGACAATGAAATGTCGCACTTCTCCATCTATGACTGCGGTCGGTCCCTCCCCTGTGCCGTCGATGGGCTCAAAACGTCGCAACGCAAAATCCTGTACGCGGCGAGGAAGCGCGGTCTCACTTCGGAAATCAAGGTCGCCCAATTCTCCGGATATGTATCGGAGCACAGCTCGTATCACCACGGCGAGGCGAGTTTGAATGGGGCGATTGTCAATCTCGCGCAGAATTTCGTCGGCTCCAATAACATCAATTTGCTCGAGCCGAATGGGCAATTCGGTACACGCCTTCATGGCGGCGACGACAGTGCGTCGGAAAGATACATCTTCACTCTCCTAAATCCACTGACGAAATACGTCTTCCCCGAAGCCGATGACGCCATTCTGACGTATTTGAACGACGATGGGACGGCAGTCGAGCCCGAATTCTACGTGCCGATTATTCCATTCGCCCTTGTCAACGGTATTTCCGGTATTGGCACTGGGTTCTCGTGCAATATACCATCATTCAAACCGAAAGACCTCATTCAGAACTTGCGCGCGCGATTGTCCGGAGACGCCATGGATGGACAAGACTTCATCCCCTATTATCAGGGATTCAAAGGCCCCATTCAGAAGACGGCCGACCAGCGCTATTTGGTGCGCGGCGTCTATGAAACAATCGCCGAAGACAAGATTCGTATTACCGAGCTGCCCGTAGGCACATGGACGATGCCATATACCACATTCTTAGAGGGGCTATGTGATGGCGGCGTAGACAAGGCGGGCAAGAAGGTCCCGCCCGCCATCAAAGACATTACCTCGCTATGTACCGAGACCCACGTCGATATTGTCGTCCAATTTCCGAAGGACCGTTTAGCGGAGCTGGAATCGAGTCGGGATGCCAACGGTATAAACGGCGTCGAAAAACTGCTCAAGTTGACCACGACCCTTTCGACCTCCAATATGCACATGTTCAATGACCGTTGCAAGCTCCACAAATACGAAACGGTCGACGAAATTATCGGCGACTTCTATGGCGTCCGACTCGCCTTTTACGGCAAGCGCAAGACCCATCTATTGACCGAGCTCTCCGAGCGTTATACAAAACTATCCAATAAAGCACGATACATTCAACTCACACTCGACGGCAAAATCGACTTGCGCCGCAAGACGTCGGAGCAGGTGACGGCGCTACTGGTCGGGCATCAATTGGCCCTATATGGTGGGGACTATAAATATCTCATTAAGATGCCGATGGATTCCGTGACAGAGGAGAATGTCGCCCACATTATGCGCGAATGCGAAGAGGTCCGAGCGGAGCGTGACCGATTGGCCGCTACTACACTGGAGCAACTCTGGTTAGGCGAGCTCAATGTCCTCGAGACTGCCTACGACGCCTATTTATCCAAACGCGAGAAGATACAGTCAGGTACACCCCAAACTGGCGCAAAAACCGCGAACAAGGTGGTCGTCAAACGCGCTGCACCGAAAAAAGCCAAATCCGAAACGCCTAAATAATGTCGGTCCAATATAATATAAAAATAGTATTCCTATAGATAGATATTTAGAATGCCCTTTTTCAAAGATATACAAACACTTTATTTACACGTTCCCAAAACGGGTGGAACGTCCATCGAAACCTTTTTTTACAACAAGGTCGGTAATCCCGAAAAAAACGCGCATAATTTGTATGGTTGGTATTTGAATCGCCCCGACCGCATACGCGTACCAGATGAACGCTCCCTTCAGCATTTCACCTATAAAGAAATCGTATCAGAAGAATTCGCCAGTTATTTTCCTAAATCGGTCAGTGACACCAATACACGTATTATTGTATCGGTTCGTCATCCATACGAACGCATTGTTTCCGAATTATATTGGAATAAGAAAATTCCCACACCCTTTAGGAATAACGCCGAACTACCTACACCAGAAAGTGTCGAATCGGCCATACGACACTTTTTATATGAGGACACGGCAATACACGACAATCATCGATTACCTCAATTCGAATTTATTCGGACACTCTTGGATACTAAATATCCATTGCATAATATTGATATTGTCCATTGCGAGACGCTTGTCCAAGATATGCATCAATTGGGTTATACCGATTTCAATCTACATATTAATCGCAATGATGATATTACATCAGACAAGTATCGTTCATTGCTAAATCCGAATGCGCGGAAAATGATAGAGGAATATTACAAAGACGACTTCGACTATTTCGGATTTCTTAGAATTCGAGACAGTTCAATCGCGAATGGACCGATAGTCAGTAAAGCAACAATTGTGACCGCTTATATATCCGATATAAATACATTGTCCATAAATCCCATTGAAAAATACATCGAGAATGGCCGGCGACTACTTGCTATATCCGTCCCCATGGTGTGTTTTATCGAGGAGGACATATATGCGACCTATTTTGCCCATTGTGTGGACCAATATCCCCTTACCACCTTTGTTTTTACTAAGAAATCCGATATATACTTATATGACTATAAGGACGATATTACCGAATTCTCACTTGTGACGGACGACCCCAATAAGAACACTCTCGAATATATGTTCGTCCAATGTAATAAAACCGAATGGATAAGAAAGGCCATCAAGATGAATCCCTATAATACGTCCCAATTCATATGGGTCGATTTCGGAATCCATCATATGATTCGCGACGAAGACCGTCTTAGAAGGGGCATTGAACATATGGTCCAACAAGAATACGATACACTGCGCATTGCCTCTGGCAAGTACAAGGGATATAGCG